TTGTTTTTTTAAATCATAATTATTTTTATCAATATTTTTAATTAAACCTGCTTGATAATCAGCAGAGTTTTTTACAATACTTTTTAATTCATATATTTGAATATCATCTGCTGTAATTAATTTGACTGGTTCTGAATTATCATGTTTATGATTTAATACAAATAAATAATTTAATGGATTATCTTGAATAATTTTAGTATCTAAATATAATGGTATTAAACCAATACGATCTAAAATAAATTCATTATGTAAAGAAGAATTATTAACTTCTATAGTAATATCAGGATTTTCATATGAAGTTCTAAAAGCATAAGTTTCTATAGATGATAATAAAGTTCTACGAATTGCATTTACAATTGTTTTATCTAATCCATATTCATCATTACCTTTTATATCGAATTCTAATTTATTTTCAGTAGTAGTATCTTTAATATTAATATCACAAATAAAGTCAGTCATTTTTTATATTATATATATAATTATATTTTTTATATAATTTCAAATTTATGTTTATTATATTTATTTAAAATATTTAATTAAAAATAAATGGATATTTATATTAGTAAAAAATGCCCACATTGTAAAAAATTATTGGTAGTATTTTATAATAATAAATATTTAATACAATATTTTAATATTATAGATGTAGAATCTATTCAAATACCAAATTATGTAACATCAGTTCCTACATTAGTTTATAATGATGAATTATATTTTGATGAAAGAATGTATAATTTAATAGATAGTATAAATCAACAACATTTAAAACAAAACCCACAACAGCAACAACAAAAACAACAGCAACCACCTAGTAATAATATGCAACCACCGGTTGGAACACAATCACAAAGTAATATGATGGATGATATGAGACAACCTAATTTAAATCCAGAAAGACAAATGCCTAATTTAAATAGTCAAGGTAATAATCCAACAAAAAAAATAGATAAACCTGCTGAAGATAATGAAATAATGGGAATATGTATGGGTGAAGATTGTTTATATGAAAATATTAATGATGATAATTCATCTAATAATTTAATGTCTGGATATTGTTTTTTAGATGATGGATATAGTGGAGAAAAACCAACAGGTCCTAATAATGCTTCATCTGGTGAAAAAAAAGGTAGATTTGATGATAATGCTTATGAACAAATGATGAAAAGTAGAGGTTCTATGTAATCGCGTACCTTGTAATGCGAATATTAATATTCGCGTACAATTTTTATATATTTATTATTTATTATATAAAATGGATCTTGATAATAAAACATTAACTTTATTTAAAAGTTTTATAAATGATATTTGTAAAGTATTCCCAGAACATAAAGAATGTATTGATAATAATTATAATGATATTTTAGAATTAAATGAAATTTCTATAGATGAAAATGATATAATATCAGAATTTTTAAAAAATATAGATGATAATAGTAATGATATATCAAATAAGAATTCAAAAATATTTACAGATGAATTATTTTTAATAAAAGATATTTCTATGAGATCTATTTGGGATTCAGATATAAGTGAAAAAACTAAAGAAAATATTTGGAAATATTTACAAGCATTTTGTGTAATAAATATTTCCAGAAATTCTAATGATAAAATTAATGAAGTTTTAAAATCTATTGAATCTAATGAAAAAGTTACAGATAAAAAAACTGTTAAAGAAATTAAAAAAATTAAAAAAATGAATGAAAATTTAAAAAAAGATGTTGAAGAAAATAATGAAGATAATGTAGAAACTAATAATGATATAGAAAATTTAGTAGAAAATACAACCATTGGTAATTTAGCTAAAGAAATTACAGAAAGTATGGGATTTAAAGATAATGGTGAACCTGATATAGAAGATATTATGAAACCAGAAAATATGATGAATATGTTTCAAACAATTAATACAACATTAAATGAAAAAATTAATAATAAAGAATTAGATATGAGTAATTTATTTGGTGAAGCATCTGGATTAATGAATAATAATGACATGATGAAAGGTATGATGGGTATGATTAGTGGAATGTCAAATGGAGGTTCTGATGGAACACCAGATTTAAGTAGTATGATGAGTATGTTTCAAAATATGCAACAACCTAATTCTGTAAATAGAGAGGAACAACAACCTAAAAAATCTAATAATCCACACGATCCTGAAATAGTTAAAGAGCGTTTAAGAAATAAATTAAATAAGAAATAATTTTTTTTAATAATTTTTTTTAATAATTATATATAATATATATATGAATAATTTTTGGTTGAATGATTTATCAATAATATTTAATAGAAATCATTTTTTAGAAGTAATACCTTTTACTAATATGAAATTTAATGATAAATTAAATGCTATATTTAGAGTATCTATTTATTATTTTATAGTTATGACTTTATTAAAGAAAAATTTAAATAATATATTAATACCTGTTGTTGTTGGTATAGTTACAGTAATTTTATATAAAAATTATAGAAGAATTCATAGATTAAGTGAATCAAATGATAATAGTCCTAATAATAATAATTTAAGTAATTCTAATATAAGTTCAAATAATAATAGTGGTGTAGAAGGATGTAGATTACCAACTACTAATAATCCATTTATGAATCCAACATTTTTAGATTATTCTTCTGGTGATATGCAACAATCATGTTCATCATATAATAATAGTGTAATTAGAGATTTAGAAAAAATGTATTATAATGAAGGATTATATGAAGATAATTTTGATATATTTGGTAAAGAACATAGTGCTAGACAATTTTATACAATGCCTGTAAATTCTATAGTTAATGATCAAGGTTCATTTGCTGAATGGTGTTATAAAAGACCACCTACTTGTAAAGAAGGTAATGGTATACAATGTTCTGTAAATTTAGCAAGTGCGCAAGATACTTCTGGTGGTCCTGGTGGACTGCCAAGTTCAAGATAATTAATTTATTAAAATAAAAAAATATATTTTATAAGTATATAAATGTCAGGTTACAATAATTTTAATGAAGTTAATTCAAAATTTGAAGAACAAAAATGTTCCAAGCAAGATGTAAATAAAAATTCTTTTTCATTATTTAATCAAACTAATTTAAGATATGATGGTGGTACTACAACTATTGATAATGAACAAAGATTAGGTCCAGGTAGAAGAGAATTAGATAATATGTATGGTTGTGAATGTGGTTTAGAATCAGCAAGAGATTTACAATTATCTCAACCTGCAATTAGTTTTAATGCTGGTGCTGGATATATGGGTGAACAAGGTTGTTTAATTGATAATGATTCAGCATTAAGGTCTGATTTATTAACTAATAAAAATTATAGAAATCAATTACCTCAAGAATATAATGCTGGTTTTTTTGGTAAAGGTTCTTTTGATGTAGATACTGAATCAGTAATTCAAGGAGGTAATTTAACTAGTTATGGTGATAAATCTTGTAATGTATTATCAGGAGTTTCTATTGGTAATTATTATACACCAATGATTCCTAGATTATCTAAAGAAGTTCAAAATTCTATCCATATTATTCCAGAAGATAATTCTAAAGGTTGGGTTAGAGGTGGATTAAACTCTAGAGATGTATTTAAACAATTAGATTATAAACAAAGATGTAATTATAAAGGAAATAATAATAATATGAATAATAATAATAATAATAATAATAATAATAATTTAAATAATAATTCAAATACTGTAAATTAAATATTTATATATAATATAATATAATATGAATGATTTATATTTAAAACATGAATGTGAACAAATGGATCAAATTAATAAAGAATCACTTGGAACTGGATTATATATGTTAGATATATCTAAAAAAATGAATAGTGTAGCATATCCGTGGGCACCTACAGTTAGATTACAAAAAATGGGAGTATCAATTAATAAAAATATGTCATTAGTTGATACCGAATCAGATTTAAAAAATATAGTAAATGTTAATAGTAATGATCCTACTAAAAAATATATTCCTGATCCAAATAAAAAAATAGAATATCAAGATTTACCTGATGGATTTTTTCATGAAGAAAGTACACTATTAAATAATCCTCCTAGTGAACTTAGAGGTCTTGCTAAAAATAGATTTTATCAATTATATAAAGATCCTCAAAAATTTGCTGTAGAACCATTTTCTAGAATTGGTTCAGATACATATCAAGATATTATGAATAATGAAACTGATTGTTAAATATTTTTAATTTTATTAATTTTTTTTTAAAATTATTTTTTTTAAATTATTTTTTTTAAATATTATTATATACTATAATATAATATGGAAGCAACAATTTTATTAGGAATATTAGGTGCTGGATATTTATTAAATAAAAATAATAATCAAGATGATAATAATAATATAGATTTACCTAAACAAAATGACGCATATACTACAGATTATTTTCATGAATCTAAACAAAATCATGAACATTCTACAAGTTTAAGAGATAATTATGAAAATGTTAGAATACCTGGAGTAAAAAATATAACTTATCAAAATATTGAAGAATATTTAAATTCTGATGATAATATTAGCAATTCAGAAGGTAAAGAATATATATATAGTAGTTCAGCAGGTTCTAAAATAGATAAAAATAATTTCTTAGTGAATGATCAAGGAATTAAAATTGAACCATTTTTTACTAAAGCACCACCTAATTTAAATTTAAATGATAATAAACATTTATCTAGACATCAAGGAGGTTCTGATTATAGAATACAAAAAAGAGAACAAACACCATTTTTTGAAAATTATAAACAACAAAATGTATATGGTCAACAACCATATTCTGATCAAATGAAAGATAAAATGTATGTATCTAGTAATATGACTAATGTATTACCATTTGAACAAGTAAGAGTATCTCAAATTGATCAAAAAAATCCTGTTAATATTGATATTGGTAGACAATTTGCTCAAAGAAATAATGTAGATAATATTAGAACATTAAATAATCAAAAACATACATATGATGGCAGAATATTACCTGGGAAAGGTGAACAAAAATTAGGTAAAATTGGTCAAGTATTTAAACATACACCTGAAACTGATTATTTTAATTCTCCAGATAAATGGTTAACTACTACTGGTGCTTATATTGCTAAATCAGAAAGACCTGAACAAATTATCCCTAATACTAATAGACAATTTTTCAATAAAGGAGAATTTGGTATTGCTACAGGCGGAGATCATGAAGCACCTGAATATAGATCTAAATATGCTTTATCATCTAGACAAAACTTTGCAACAGATGGTATGAGAAATGCTGGTACAGACATACAACAATCTAATAATGATACAATTAAAGATTCATTCCAAATGTATCCTAATGAAAGAGATGTAACTACTCTTAGAACATATGATAGTAATATTTCTAAAGAAGTTCCAGATTCTACATTAGGTTTAATGGATAGTTTAAAAAAAACTATTAAACAAACTACTATTGATTCTAAGAATAATGGATATATAAATGGTGGTATGGATATGCCTACAGAAAGATTATATGATGAAATTAAGAAAACTAAAAAACAATTTACATCTAATGATCAAAATTATATGGGTATAGGTGGTACAGAAGTTGGTCAACCTACTGATAATCTACAATATGATAATGCTGAAACTAATGCTACTAAAGAAATTATTGCTCAAGGTAGATATCCAGTACCTGAAGGTGATAAATATTATAATAGTAAAGAAACATATAATATTGAAGTTAAGAAAAATGAATCTGATTATTATAATCATAGACAAACTCATTTTGATAGAATGAATCCTGAATATCTTGCCAAAGATACTTGTGAATTTACACACTTTAAAGATAAACTTGATGATAGATCTATTGCTGGAAGAACAACTGACCCTAATTTATTAGCACCATTTAAAAATAATCCATATACTCAATCTTTAGAATCATTCGCATATTAAAAAAAAATATATTTAATAGTATATATGAATTATGATTTATTAGTAAAAAGTTTTATTGCTTTTTGTATTGGTGCTATAGTTTATAAATTTATTTTAGATAGATGTTCTTGCGGTATAGTTGAAGGTCAAAATAATAATGCGTCGACAGCCCAACCAGAAATAGACCCTGGTGTTGCGACACAGCAAAAGCAGATGTTTAGTGTTCAACCTGAGTTAACTCCTCCATTACCTAATATGGAACCTGTTACACTATTATCAAAACAATCTTTATCTAATATTCCTATAGAAAATGTAAAAGAATTTATAAATAATATTAATGATAATGTATTTAAAAAACCTATTAAAGATAATATAGATAAGTTACGTCTTGCTTTAAGTACTACTGATAAATCTGTACCAGATCTACCTGAAGTTATTAATACAATAAGCAGCTTTGAACAATTCGGTGAAGTTCCTGATGCATTAGATTATTTAGAATTAATAGTAATGAATATATCAAATTTAGATAATAAAAATTTTGAACTATTTATTGGATCTATCATGAATTCTGCCGATACTGAATATTGTTCAATTGATGAAGATTTAAATGCTTATATCATTTCTATAATATTATTACAATATTATAATATAAAGATAGTATCTGAACAAAAATATATTAATATATCTAATAAATTATCTAAACATATTCCAACTATACTAGAAAAAATACAAAGTTTAAATGAAACATGTGATGATTCTAATAAAAAAATTAAATCAAATATAATGGATACAATGATTTATAGATTATTTAAAAATAATAATACAGTTATCAATATTGGTTCATTAGATTCACTAGTTAATGAATTAAATAAATTAGATAGAGTATATGGTGTTGTTATATTATTATGTATAACTTATATTGTTGTTAAATTTTTAGGAATGTTTAATATGAAAATGGAAGTTTAATTAATTTTTTTATCATATGTACATCCTTTATTTTCATGATATTTTTTTATAGAATTATCTATTGAATAAATGTTTTTATCATTTATGATATTATAATTAATTTCCATATTATCTATTTTAGAAATCATTATAATACCATTTTTAATATATATTTTTTTTAACATATAATATATATAATGAATAAACAAACTATTTTTATTATAGTTATTATAATATTTTTTAATATATTACTTTTAAATATTTTTAGATTACAAAATGGAATATATAATTTAAAATCTAATAAAATTCTACCTGGTTTATTAAATGAAAATATATATAATTTTAAAAATTTAGATTCTAATTCTAATGTTAATAAAAAATTAAATGAAATAGCAAGTATAGTTCCTATTGATGTTAATAAAATTGAAAAATCTAAAGATATATTATTACCTAAATTTAAACAAATTAAACATACTTAACTATAATTTACTTTTATAATTGTAATAAATAATGGAATATCTATTAAAACAAAATATCGATAAAAATAATTTCAATGTTTTTATACGAGATTTATCATCTAATCTAAATACCAATCTTAAACATATTATTGAAGATACTATATCTAATAAACAACAATTAAATAATAATAATAATAATAAAAAATCTAAAAAACCTATTCTTAAAAAAGCAGATATTATTCGTGCTGAAGTTAATAAAAAAAATGCTGATAAAATTATTAATAATGATCTAAATAGATTAGAATTTTTATTTAATAATAAAGATATAAAAAATCCATTCAAATCTTTAGAGAAATTAAAATCTAAAGAAGGTATTGATAAAATGAAATATATGCTTTTAGAATATTATTGGAATAATCATAAAAAAGATCATATGAATTATATTATTTCTTTATATTATCAATTAAAAGACATTAATAATAATAATAATAATAATTTTAAAGATTTATTAAATAATATTGGTAGTAAATTAGAAAAGTATGAATATAAACTTTATATGATGAAAGAATTAGGATATTTATTACCACCACTAAACTTTTGGGATACACCTGAGAAAAAACTAGATGATTGGCAACTTCAAGTTATTAATATTGTTAATGAT